GGGGCAAAGATTACGCAATGGTTTTGCATATCCATGATGAAATGCAATTTTATGTTAATAAAGAAAAGTTAGAACATTTTAAATCTATAGCTTCATTAACATTTGAGCTAACACAAAAACATTTTAACTTTAGATGTCCACTAGCAGGTGAGATTAAAGTAGGAAGTAATTGGTCTGAAACACACTAACAAGTTCGACTTGGACTTGGCTTTTGGTCAAAAGTATGAAAACGAATTTCAAAAAATAGTTGAAGGACAAGTAGAAGTTAAAGCCGATAGACTTTGGAAAAAAACTTCTAATTTATTTATTGAAAAAGAAAGTAGAGGAAAACCTTCTGGCATTGAAGTAAGTACAGCAAAATATTGGGTTTTCTTTTTAGATGTTGAAGGAAGAAATAACCAAATATTCATTGGTATTCCATTAGATTTATTAAAGAAGTTTGTAATTGGTTATCCACTTAAAAGAGGTGGAGATAACTACACTTCCATTGGCTACATCGTTCCAGCGAAAGACCTCGTAGATTTTTACATACAAATAAAACAATTCGGAGAAAAAAAATGACTAACAAAGATTTCTTTTACAAAAAGAAAACACAAGTCTCTCAAAATAAGTGTGAGTGTAAAGACGTTATAGACCGCATGAATGAGGAGATTGAAAATCTTAAAACGATAATCAAAGGTTACAAAGATGAACTTAAAACAACTAGAGAAGGTACAACTGTATAAAAAATATAAAATTGTTTTTATTGACCCAACTGGAGATACAGGTTGGTGTGATGAAAAAGAGTTTGAAAATTTTAATCCTGAACATTGTGTAATTGAAGGTTACGTTTTTTCTAAAGATGAAAAATTTGTAAGAACCTTTGCATCTTATTCTGTTGATGAGCATTTTAGAATTACCTCATTCGGAGACAGAAATGTTTTACCAATTAGTTGCATAGTTAAAATGATTGAAATTAAAGGAGATACAAAATGAAGAATATGAATGAATTTTATTCTAATCAAAATAAAGTAATGTTAGTAGATGGAGATTTACTTGCATACAAAATATGTTCATCTCAAGAAAATCCAACTGATTGGGGTGATGATGTTTGGACATTACATTGTGATTATAGAATTGTTAAACAATTATGGGTTCAATCAATTCAATATTATTTAGAACATACTAAATCTAAAGATACTCTAATTTGTTTTTCAGATAAAAATAATTTTAGAAAAGAATTAGATAGCACATATAAATCATTTCGTAAAAATATTAGAAAACCTGTTTGCTACAATGAGCTTAAAAAATGGGTTGCTGCGAATTTTAAAACACAATCATTTCCTAATTTAGAAGGTGATGATGTAATTGGATTATTAGCTACTGGAGAATATAAAAATAAATCAGTGATAGTATCTGGTGATAAAGACATGAGAACAATATCTGGTTGGCACTGTTTTATCATAGACGACAGCATTGAATATGTTGATGAAAATAAAGCTGATTATAATTTCTGTACTCAAGTTTTAGTTGGAGACCAAGCTGATGGTTACAAAGGTTGTGTTGGTGTTGGAGCTGTCAAAGCATCTAGAGTTTTATTAGATAAAAAAAATATAGACGATTTATGGAAAGCAGTGGTTGATGAGTTTTTAAGAAATAAATATGTACCTGATGATGCTTACCATCAAGCAAGATTAGCAAGAATATTAAGAGCTGGTGAATACAATTTTAAAACAAATAAACCAAAACTATGGAACTACAAATATGAAGACTTCACAAATTCTGCAAACAGCAGAAAAGCTAGTTAGTACCGATAGAAGCAAAACTCATGGTGATAAAAAAGTTAATCATCAGAATATTGCTAATCTTTGGAGTGCTTATTTAGATTTTAATATTTCTCCAAAAGACGTTGCTATTCTTATGGTTTTATTAAAATTAGCTAGAACTAAAGCAGGGCAACATAACATTGATGATTATGTAGATGCTTGTGGTTATTCAGCTATTGCAGGTGAACTTAATGATTAAAAACGACATTAGGTTGCACTTTAGGAGTAGCCAATGTCGGATAAATTAAAAACACCTATTATTAAAGAAGAATTAATAAAGTATCTCAACAACCTATTCCCTGACAAATGTGCCGATTTAAAAGATACAGATAAAGAAATCTATTACAAATCAGGACAAAGGTCAGTCGTTAATCATTTAATCAATCAGTACAACATTCAACAGGAGAATTAAAATATGTGTCCAAGTAGCCCTAAAGCTCCCCCAGCACCAGAACCTTTACCACCAACACCGCCAGTAGTAACTCAAGGTGTGGCAGGTAAAAAACAAATGTCACCGCAAACTGCTGGAGAAAATTCAGTAGCAGGACAATCCGCATCTAACAAATCTAGAACTAGATTAGGCAGAGGTACATTAAGAATACCTTTAGCTGGTGATGGTAGTGGTTTAAATTATCCAACAAGTTAGTTTAGTTGGAACGATATTCTGTTTCAGATAAAGTCAATTCGGAAAAATCCAAAATTGAGAGTGAATATACAAATCTAGAAATAAATAGAGAAGTATTTATTGAAAGAGCAAGAGACAGTGCCGAATTAACAATACCTCATTTATTCCCACCAAAAGGTTCAAACGAAAGTACAAACTTTCCAACACCATATCAATCAGTAGGTTCAAGAGGTGTTATGAACTTATCATCAAAGCTCATGTTAGCTTTGTTTCCCCCACAAGCCCCATTTTTCCGTTTAGGAATAGATGATTTAGTTTACAAAAAATTACAACAAGACCCAGCTCAGAAAGAAACTATTGAACAAGGTTTAGCTCAAATTGAAAAAGCTATAATGGATAACATTGAAGCTACTTCAGATAGAGTTAGTGTTTATGAAGCATTAAAACAATTAATTGTAGGCGGTAATTGTTTATTAAGATTAACTGATAAAGGATTAAGAGTTTATAGATTAGAAAATTATGTAGTTAAAAGAAATCCTCAAGGCGAAATTTTAAAAATTGTTATTAAAGAAAGTATAAGTCCAACTTCTCTCCCACCAGAAATAGCAAAACAAATCACAAAGAAAACTGACGAAGAACATAAAAACTTAAATTTATTTACTTATATTTATAAAGAAGTAGATAAATATTGTTTAGTTCAAGAAGTAGCTAAGAAACAAATTCTTAAAAAAGAATATAAATTAGATGAGCTTCCATTCCTTGCTTTACGTTTTAATAGAGTAGATGGTCAAGATTATGGTAGAGGATTAGTAGAAGCATACTTAGGTGACCTTAAGTCATTAGAAGGTTTAACTAGAGCTATATTAGAAGGTTCTACTGCATCAGCTAAATGTTTATTCTTAGTTGCTCCAAATGGTTCAACTAGAGCTTCATCTATTGCAAAAGCAAATAATGGTGCAATCATTGAAGGTAATTCAGCAGATGTAACTGTTTTGCAAGTTGGTAAATTTGCTGATTTTAAAGTTGCCTTAGAAACAATTAATAAAATAGAAAACAGATTACAGTTTGCATTTCTTTTAAATTCATCAGTAGCAAGACAAGCTGAAAGAGTTACAGCTACAGAAATATCTTTAATTGCTAATGAACTTCAAGATGCTCTTGGTGGTGTCTATGGTTTACTTACAGCAGAATTTCAACTTCCATATTTAAAAGCAAAAATATCAATGCTTAAGGAAGCAAAATTATTACCAGATTTACCTAAAGATATAGTGAAGCCAAAAATCATTGTTGGTTTGGAAGCACTAGGTAGAAGTTCAGATAGATTAAGATTACTTCAATTTATGTCTGACCTTGCAGGAACTTTAGGTGCAGACGTTCTAGGCAGATATATTAATCTAGAAGATGCTATCAAGAAATTTGCAGTTGCAAATGGTGTTGATACAGCAGGATTAATTAAGTCACCTGAACAAATCCAACAAGAAACACAACAACAGCAAGTACAACAATTTGCTCAACAATCCCTTGCAGACCCTAGAGTGGCTATAAAATTAGGCGAAGCTAACTCTCAAAATCCTCAAGGATTAATTGATGCGGCAAAACAATTAACCAATCAACAATAGGAGACAATATGAATACTCAAAGAGTAGAAGTAGTAGCTGATAATAAAAATGTAACTTTAGAACAATCTGCAAAAGATTTAGGTATTGCGGGTGTAAATGTAGGAGCAGAAGTTATCTCTGCAAATTCAGGAACACAAACAGTTATATCACAACCAAAATCAATAACAGAAAGCACAGAACAAAAACCTGAATGGCTTCCTGAAAAATTCAAATCTGCTGAAGAATTAGCTAAAGCATATTCTGAATTAGAAAAGAAATTCTCATCTAATAATAAAGAAGTAAAACAAGAAGCTCCTAAAAATAAATCTGAAGAAATTAAAACTGAAGGATTTACTTTAGATAAATATAATCAAGAGTATGTAGAAGCTGGTGTATTATCAGAAAATTCTTATGCTGAACTTGCTAAATTAGGTTTAGATAAAAATTTAGTAGATGGTTATATTGAAGGTCAAAAAGCTATCTCTGAAAATTATCAAAAACAAATTTACAATGAAGTAGGTTCTCAAGAACAATATACTCAACTTGTAGATTGGGCTTCTAAAAATTTATCTAGTGAAGAAGTTGAAAGTTTTAATGATGTAGTTTCTAATGGTTCAATACAAGCAATGAAATTTGCTGTTAGAGGATTAATGGCAACTGCTGGAATGAAACAATCTTCAGTAAAACAACAAGACTTATTTCAAGGCGATAGTGACTTTATTTCTGTAGATGCGTTTCAGTCTATAGCTCAAGTAACACAAGCTATGAATGACCCAAGATATGAAAAAGACCCAGCATATAGAAAAGAAGTAACTGATAAAATAGCTAGAAGTTCCGTTCTTTAATGCGTGACTATAAGTCTGAATATAAAAATTATCAGGGGAAACCCGAACAGATAAAAAACAGAGCTTCAAGAAATTTAGCTAGAAGACTTATGAAGAAAAAATTGGGTGCTAAAATTAATGGCAAAGATATTGACCACAAAGATGGTAACCCAAAAAATAATTCAAGAGGTAATTTAAGGATTATGTCTAAGTCAGCTAATAGAAGTAAGCATTAATGTGGGGATTTGTTTTAGGATTATTTAAAAATCCAATCGTATCTTTAATAGCAGATAAAACTATTGGAGTTATTAATCATCAATTAGAATTATCAAAACTAGAAAGAATTGCTGAAATTAATGCAATGAAAGATGTTTCCATTGCTCAAGTTGAAGAAAGTTCTAAAAGTTTAAAAGATGAATGGCTAACAATTTTTATATCTGCAATTATTACTTGTTGTTTCATACCAAGTTTACAACCTTTTATGATTAAAGGTTTTGAAATTTTAAAATCAGCTCCAACAGAAATTCTTTATGCAATTTTAATTGTATTCATGGGAAGTTTTGGTGTGAATATTCTAGATAAATATAAAAAATAGTGCCTTTAAAAAGAATAGTTAGATTTAAAAAAGTTATTACTAAAAGTAACAAATTTAAAAAGAAACCTAAAAAGTAATCACCATCTCTCATTAGAGAGGTGACTAATGAAAATTCAAAAAGATTGCCTGTTACGACAGATAACTCTCTGAATAGGAAAGTACATTAGCTGAAAACAAAAAGACAAACCAAACAAACAAACAATAAAAAGGAGACATAAAATGTCAAACGCAACTCCGTCACGTCTGGGGCAAATCAATGTCGCAGGTGACGCAAATGCTCTCTTTCTAAAAGTTTTCTCTGGTGAAGTTCTTTCAGCTTTTGAACGTGAAAATCAAATGCTTGGAATGACTATGACTAGAAGTATTACTTCAGGAAAGTCTGCACAATTCCCTGTAACTGGTACAATCAGTTCAGGTTATCACACTATTGGTAATGAAATTCTTGGTTCTGCTGTAAGCAAAAACGAGAAAGTTATCAATATTGATGACATGCTATTAGCTTCAGCATTTCTTGGAGAAATAGACGAACTTAAAAATCATTATGATGTTCGTTCAATCTACTCAAGAGAAATGGGTCAAGCATTAGCAAAAACTGTAGATAAAAATCTACTTAACTTAGTTGTTCTAGCTTCTAGAGCATCTGCAAACATAACAGGTGGAAATGGTGGTGCTGTAATTACTAACGCAACTGCTAAATCTTCTGCTTCTTCTTTAGTAGGTAGCATATTTAGTGCTATTCAAACTTTAGATGAAAAAGATATACCTTCTCAAGGAAGATATATCGTTGTAGCACCTGAGCAATATTATCAGTTATGTAATCTAGATAGTTTAATTTCTAGAGACTTCTCTGCTAATGCAGGTGATAGAGCAAAAGGAACTGTAGTATCAATCGGTGGTGTACCAGTAATTAAATCTAATACTGCTGTAGCTTCATTCACTGACCAATCTGCGGCTTCTACATCAGGAACAAATAATACATACATCGGAAACTTCTCAACAGTTGCCGCAGTTGTATTCCACAGTTCTGCTGTTGGTACAGTTAAATTAAAAGACCTAGTTCTAGAAAGCACATACGACCCTAGAAGATTAGGAACTCTTTTAACATCAAGACTGGCTTTAGGTCATGGTATTTTAAGACCTGAAAGTTCTGTTTCAATTAAGACTGCTTAATTAATTATTAAGTTAAAAACTGGGGGAGATTAATTTCTCCCCCTTTATAAATATTCTCAAATGACAATTACAACTCGTACATCTGAATTAGAAGCTGTTAATACAATTCTTTCTACAGTGGGTGAAGCTCCATTAAGTTCTTTAACTGGAAGTTTACCTGTTGATGGAACAATGGCTAGAAATGTTTTAAACGAAATTAATAGAGAAGTACAATCTCAAGGTTGGCATTTTAATACACATTACAAAGCAACATTATCAAAAGATGGTAGCAATAAAATACCAGTAGCTAGTAATGTTTTAAGAGTTGAATTAGACCCAAATAAATTTTCAAAATTATCTTACGATATAATTCAAAGAAATAATTACATTTATAATCTTGCAGAAAATACAGATATTTTTAATAGAGACTTTGATGAAGTTACAATAGTTTATCTTTTAGATTTTGCAGATATTCCTGAACAAGCAAAACGATATATAACTATTAGAAGTGCTAGAGTATTCCACGATAGAACTTTAGGAGCAACTACACTTCATAAATTTTCTCAAGAAGATGAAGCAAGAGCTTTAATTGTTTTAAAACAAGCTGAAGCATCTACAGGAGATTATACAATATTTGATAATCCACTAACTGCGTACACAGTATCAAGAAATAACATAGCTTATTAAAATGGCTTTAGTATCAAAAACTATTCCTAATTTGGTACAGGGTGTATCGCAGCAACCAGAAGTATTAAGATTGTCTTCACAATTCACTTCTCAATTAAATGGATTTTCAAGTGTTGTAGAAGGTTTAAAAAAGAGACCTAACACTACACATATAAAAAAAATTTCAACATCAGCTCTTACTAATGCGTATGTTCATACGATTAATAGAGATTTAACAGAACGATATATTGTTATTATTACTAATGGTTCTATTAGAGTTTTTGATACTACAGGAACAGAAAAGTCAGTTGTTATGCAAACAGGAGCTTCTGCATATTTAACATCAGCATCTCCAAGAACTCAATTTTCTTGTACTTCTATTGCTGATTATACTTTTGTTCTTAATAAAAATATTACAACAGCTATGTCGGCAACGACAAGCCCAGCTAAATTACAACAAGCTGTCTATACTTGTACTCAAGGAATTAACGGAATTAAATATTCAATTACAATAGACGGAACTACTTATAACACTACATTAGCTACTACTGGTTCTGTAACTACAGAGCAAGTTAGAGATGGTTTAAGAAGTGCTATTGGAACTCCTGCTGGATTAACATTAGCAAACATTGGTAATTCAAGTTTCTCAGTTATTAAAGCATCAGGAACATTAGCTATTAGTGCTTCAGATAGTTATGGAGACCAAGCATCACAAGTAATTAAAGACA